TTATGCTATTTCACAATGTGGCACTTCAACCCATTGTACATGGTTTTCAGTATAAATTTTTGTCGACTCCGCATCACTATGAGCCATTCTAGCTTGAGGATCAAAACCACGTTGTTTAAACATAAAGGCCGCCAATGCTCTTATTTCATGAAAGGTAGGTCTTTCATCTAAAGGTAAATGACTGGCAACGCCCGCTTGATCACGTAACGCTGAAAATGCGCGACTAAGATAATCAGGTGCAACTTGTGTTGGATGATTAACCTCTTTACTCACTTTATTTGGGATACGAGTAGGTAGTCTATGCACAATATAAGGGCTTGCTACATTGTCACGGCTATTATCGATGATTTCTTTTAATGCCTTTCCTATGGGAATAGCAACATGAGAAGCTTCTTTGTATTGTACTTTCTGCCTATGGATATAAATCATTCCATATATCCCATTTTTAGGCTCTTCATACCAAACACACCCGCATATTCCTTCTTTAGGGGCTTTGATATTGTATTTTATGCGTGATACTTCAAGCCTTGCTTGTGTTGTCTGTAATGCGAGATCCATTGCTGTTCTTAACCAAGGTTCTGCGGATGCTCGAATTTTAAGAAAGCCATCATAAGATAATCTTCTACGTTTTTTACCATCGACTCTTTTCATTTTCTTACGTTCTGCTGGGTTATCGAACATAAGAGATTCATCTATCGCATAACTGAAAATTTTCTTTAAAAAACCTACTTTTCGATTTTGTACATTGGCAGAAGCTCCAGCATGATATTCATTAATAAATCCATTAACGTGTTCCAAAGATATTTCATTTGATGGAATATCCTTAAAAAAGGATTTCACTCTTTCTAGGTCGTTAGTCCAGTCATTCAACGTGCTTTTAGATGGTTGTTCATCATTGATGATCCGAGAAAACAATTTATCTAAATGCTCAGAGAAGGGAAGGGCTTCACCATATTGCCCTCCCGAGTCAATAATTAATGAGTTAACAGAAACACATTTTTCTGGTCGCATAATATTGTTGTATTCTCTGGCTATTGCGATAGCTTTTGCTTTATCTGCACCAATACATTTGCGAATACCGTTAGTTAGCGTTAAACGATATTGTTTTTTAGATGAATCGTAATATAGGAAGTCAGGCAAATGCCTAAATTCCTTTCTTCTTGGTCTACTGGCCATATCACGAAGCCCTTATTAACTCATCGACACATGAAGAAATAACGGACTCGATACCCCAACGTTCGGATGAATATACCCAAACAGAACAATCAACGATTTTGCCTTTTAATAAGCCAGTTTCTACCCATTTTTTTATGGTTCTATTATCTGGAATTGAACCTATTTCAAATTCTCGTTTAGCCCACGCACTAGCTTTCATCAGTTTTCCGCTCATTTTGGTCTTGCCTCATCATTAATAAAATAAGTCGGTCTGCTGTATCACAGGAGTGTTTGATTTCAGCGTCAGTGCATGGTCTATTTCTTACACTGAACGCTAACCGACCTAATTTAATATCAAAACTTGTTAATAATTGGTTCCCTGGTTTCCAAGGTGTTAATAATTTCATGGTGGTTATCCATTGGTCTTGAATAAACCACCATGCTAATAACAACGAAAAGTAAAAACTGATTATGCTTAATCAACTTTTTACCCGAATAATTCCTTCTACTGGATAGCACTCTGCAATTTTCCCTTTGGTCGCGAGTAATTCCTTATCAATTAAACAATTTTGTTCATTGGGATAAATATAACCGTAGGGCTCGAACTGACAATTCACTGAACTGCATATCAAAAGGAATAAACCAAACATTATTGTTCACTCCTTTGTTGCTCAGCGGGAGTAGGCTGAAGTTCAATTTTGACGTGTGCTGGAAAATCGTATGAAACATGGCAACGTCTATCTGTTGAAACAAAGCCATGTGTACCATCAGGTAATGTGATCTTTACGGCTTGGTCTTTTTGTTGAGAGTGTCTAAGCATTGGTCTTGCCTCTTTGTGACATGTCACTTAATGAATAATAGCTGTATTTATAGGGTGCCCCAGTTGTAGCAATAACGCTTTTTGCATCGATGAAAGAGCTTGCTGTTCTTGCTCTGTGACATTTTTTGCTGATGCCGTAGACCATTCGATACTGCATTTATTGGTTGCTTCATCATGGGTAATAACAACTTCTAACTTCATGGCCATAACGTTTATCTCCTGATAATGCGCCCACTAAAGGGCGCTATTATGAATTAACGAACCATTAATGATCGGTCACCAACTTCTAAGTGAGCACCAGGTATTTCAATTCCGTTTTCAATCGCTTCTTTGATACCTTTTTTATCAGGCGCGGTGATGGTTTGAACATCAACCAACTCATCTGGCAACAAAGCTTCATTGTCGATAATGACTCGAACAACACCAGCTCTAGCAGTGAATGTGTTTTTTGTTGTTTTTAATTTATCTAATCCTGAAGCTAATAAGCAGTTAAGAGCATATTTCTTTAGGTTTTTAGCTTGGTTTTCGAATGATTTTTTACGATCAGATAAACGTTTAGATTCCTCATCAAGTGTTCTAGCTTGACCTTCGATATTGCGAACGTGGTGCATAATCGCATCCAATTTGTCACCTAGCTCGCCCTCGATACCTTCCAATGTATCTGCGATATCTTCAGGAGAGAATTCTCCTGTTTCAACGAGTTGTTGTAATTTTTCGTAATTAGTCGCCAGTGCGATAGCGGTAGTTTTGGTCATTAGATTGCCTCTTCTTTCTGTTTTAGTTGGTCTAAACACTCTTTTTCGATTTGGTTTAATCGACGTAAACGGCCGGATAAATATTTCTCGTAATCGTTGTCACGACGTTCTTGTGCTGATTTGATATGTGCAGAAATTTCGCGCGTTAATGTGGATGCAATACCTCGCAATTCATTCTCAGTAACAGCACTACGCATCACTTCCGTATGTTTAGTAAATTTCTCATCTAATTCTTTGCGAATACGCGTGATATCTTCAGCTTTTTCACTCGCGTTTTTAATTTCAAATTCAAGTTTATTACTTGCTAAGTATTCAGGGTTATCATGCATACCCATAAAGACATCAGAGCTAAAGCCAAGCATTGATAGTGCTTTTTTGATTGCATCAGTCAGCGATTTCTTAATAACTTCGCCATCAACTTTAATGCCATAGTTAGTCTGATAACGATAAGGAGTCGCCCCATAACTTTCAAACTCACCGCGGGTTTCACATTCGATGATGTACCAAAAACGGATCTTAATTGAGTGGTTTTGTTCGCAGAATAACGCTCCATCACCATCACGTAAAAAACGGGTTGCAACTTGTTTATTACGTTCATCGAGAACAGGTTCTACAAGAGGCTTTCCATCAATAAATTTTTCTTCAAGGACTTCATAACCCCAGCCTTCACCAATAGGGCCGAATATTTCAGTCGCACGCATAAACATGTAGGTACTGTTTATGCTAGTTCCTACAAATCCCATACCTTCTAATGGTTTAGTAAAGCGAGGATCTGTACGTTGTACACGCTTCCAAATATTAAGATTATTTGCATCACCTAAGTTAAGAACTTCCTCAAGCACACTTGCGCGTTGCTCAAAATTATCGTGTGGTACTGATGGTGTTTCAGGCTCTTTAGGTTCTTCAGTTTGCTCAATCACTTGAGCTGTTTCTGTCTTAGATGCTACTTCTTGCTTTTTACGCGAACGCTTAGGCTTAGTTTCCTTTTCAACGGTACTTTTGCTAGATACCGAAGGAGTATTATTCAATTGGTTAGAGGTGATACTTTCTTCTTTTTCAGCGTTATCAGTAGGCTTGTTAATACCTAAATACAGATCAATAAGTTCTTTTCGCGCATTGGGATTATCTAATAGCTCAGGCTGTTTTTTACTTTCAGCTATTAACGCGAAAATCTTTTCACGAGGTATATCCAAGATGCCAGCTGTTGTGCGTAAATCCATTGACCAGCGTTTCCATGCTTTGTCGTCGTCCTCTATCAGTTCTTTGGCCTTCTTTACTTGAGAAGGAAGAACATTATTAGGATCAAAATCATCTAACAGTGCTAAGGCGATTTCAGTATCTATAGTTGTGTAGTTACGCTTGATAGAAGATATTTCTTCTTGTGGTTGCTCAGGTTCTTCTGTTAGCCAACTTTCACCTAATGATTTAGCTTCTTCAACGGTGACATCTTCATTAGCAAACTCATAGATAGCCTGTGCTATTTCCATCGTTTTTTCAGCATCCATCAAAGATAATTTTGTTATTTCAGCAAGGCCTGTGGCGATATTACGAATTTTGGGATCTTCTGTGCCAGCAAGATATTTCAATGTAAAAGAGAACTCTTTGTTTGTTATTTGAGTCTTTCCAAATAACAGCAGGCTGGCGATACGAGGTTTTGTGGCTAGCTTTTTAAACTCTCTATATTCGATAGGTTTCCATTGAGTTCCATCAAACTCATTTTCTATGGCAAACTTTTCATCGAAAGCATCTAAAGTAGGGCATGCAGAACCGTCAAGGTGTTCGCTAATTAATGGTTCATCAGTATTAAAGTTATCCATAGCTTCTGGATATGCTTCAGACAATTTCACTACTGCAGTTGCTGTTGCCAGCTTTGCATTAGCAGTGCTTAAAGCTATGGCCAGCGGTACAGCACCATTGTTTGCACGAGCCTCGGTCGTAGGCTCAAATACACAGATAAAAGTTTTCATTGGTCTTGCCTTTTAATAAGGGATTTCTTCGTCAGTTTTTGAAATAGGTTTGCCTTCCAAGCAGAGAAGCATTTGGATTTGATCTTCTAACAAACTTGATTTCATTTGGGCATCAGCAAGAATTTTATCTTGCTCATTGCGTAGGAAATCAATTTCAGCGTGAACGAGATCAGTTTGAGTTGGCTCTTTAAAAGGAACATCAACAGTGTGTTCTGCAATAACGAAACCTAGTCCATCATTAGGATCTGCTTTAAATGCGTAGGCGTTATATTGATAAGAACCATCGAACTGTTTTTGAGCGTGAATATAGAGTGTGACGGTTAGGCTTTCAGGTTGTGCTTTCATAGCAACTCCTTTAAAATAACTGCGATCAGTGATTTATCATTGGTCTTGCCTCTTCTAGCGTTTGGTCGCGCTAGTAGAACTCTCGGTTAGCTTTGGTCGGCGACCCGAGGTAAAGGAACCCACTTCGGTGGGTTTTTTTACGTCTGTAACTTATTGCTCGTCTTTCCGAGCTGTCATGGTCATGTCTTTGTAGCTTTGGTCTGAAATATTCCCTAGTGCTGAATAAGAAGGTTTGAACACTTACCTAAACACTTGCTGTGTTGTTTTTGTTGTTAGTAAATCTACAAGTTAAAATTGAATATTGCAAGTTTATTTTACAAATAATTCTTGTAATTGTGCGTGTAAAAAATTACAAGAGCTATTAAGCTCCTGTAATTTAATTTGAATTTTATGAAAGGATTTTAAGCGTAACGCTTGTATGTTCTAGATTGACTGAGGAGGACTTTACCAAAAATGAAGAATTGGTCTTCATCTTCTTTACCAATATCCCAATCTCGGTAATTGGGATTATCAGAGATAACGGTTAATTTATTCTTTATCATTTGAAGTCTTTTAATGTGCAATGTTTGACCAAAAATGAAAACGTAAATGCCATCACCATCAAAATAATCTATGTGAACATCTATGAAAACTTGGTCTCCTGGTTCAATAGTATTTTGCATACTATCACCAACCACAGTGATCATTTTTATATTAGCACTAGGTCTGTTGCCAAATAAACGGAGTGCTTCATCAGATGTATATTCAATAGCTCTAATTGTTTCAATAAATTCACTTTTATTAATAATGCCAGGGCCTGCGCTTGCTTCTATATCAAGTAGTTCAACAAGATAAGAATCACTCTTACGGACAACTGGCTTATTCATTACTTCAGTTGAAACATCACTCATAAAAAACCAATGTTCTGGATATCCTGAGATACTAGACAATGCTGTTAAATTATTACCCCTGGGTGCTGTTTTACCGCTCACCCAAAATTGCACTGATTGAGGGCTAACACCGAGCCTACGAGCTAATTCTGATTGAGACCAGTTTCGCTCGGTTAGTATTTGGCTAATACGTGTAGCTGATACTTCATTCGGATTCTTTTTCATAAAATTATATTACAAGCTTTCCTTGTAGGGATCACTTCAAGAAAAACTTGATATTGTTGCGTGTTTGATTGTAAGATTAACTTGTAATTCAAAAAGGAGAAAACAATGACACCTTGTATAAAAAACAAAATTATCAATCTAGCGAGCCAATCAGAGATTGCTCGACGATTAAATACGAAGCCTCAAACAGTGCATTTATGGTTCAAAAATGGCGTTCCTGCTCCAAAAGTTTTAAGCCTGTGTGAATGCTTAAATTGGCAAGTGACACCTCATGAGATTGCGCCAGAAATTTATCCTAATCAGTTTGATGGTCTCCCTAAATCATCATCAGTATTACTGGTATCAAATTAAAAAACTGATTATGCATAATCAATTTTTCTAGCGACAGGAGACGCAAAAATGAATTTTGATATCAACATTATCAGAGCTGAAATTGAAGATTGGGCGGTAGAACAAGGGCAAGAACATGTTGCCATTGAGATTAGCCGAGCTTATTTACGATTAGTGGTTAATCAAGAACATGGTCGATTATATGCCATTGAGGATCAAACTGGTAAGGCCGATTGGAAAGCAATCAATAATAACCGGCAACAGATATTTCGCTGGTTAAGAGGTGATTCTCGTGCGTCTCAAAGGAAGATTGCGGAGTTAATGCCTGCGATAGAAATGGCACTACCAGCTTCAAGGTTAGCTCGAGTACGTGGAGATACAAAAAACTATTTAGCAACCGTAGCCATTCAGCGTTTTGCTGATGCTATGACTGAAATCTTATTAGAAGGTCGTGACATGTCACACCAAATAAACAATGTAGTACGTGCATTAAATGAGATATCACGCCCGACCAGCGTGCATTAATTCAAGAGGCAAGACCAATGATTAGATCAACTGAAAAAATTACATACCGTAACGGATTTATGCTGAATGATAAGCCTGCTCATATTTCAGAAATTAGGGATATTTTTGAGGGTAGACGTGTTATTGCGCTATTAGTTTGGGAACAGTATGAGAAACAGAAACAAAAGTTACGCTCAAAAAAACTAACTGCTGATCAGTATAAAAATGCTTGTCATGACATAGCTAAATCGTTGGGGGTGTGAAGTGAGAGCATCCGATTTGTTATTAGACTTTGGGCGTCCAGTTGCTTATTTCCCTGGGCTAGTAAAACGTTTGGGTAGTGTAAATGCAGTAATATTTTTTAGCCAAATATTTTATTGGCAAGACAAAGCTGACTCTAAATTAGGTGTTTATAAAACATCAGAAGAAATTGAAACTGAGACGGGTTTAAGCTACCGAGAACAGCTTACGGCTAGAAAACATCTAGTTAGCAGAGGTATTTTGGTTGAGACTAATAAACGCTTAGAGCATAAAATTTATTATCTAATTGACTGTGAAAAATTAGATTATGTCATGTCACAACCTATTGAAAATGCCCCAAATGCGCAAAGCGCAACTGGGGAAAGTCACAATAGTGATTTCGCGGAACAACAAAACGAACGACCGCGACAAGACAAAACTGACGGTGGCGATGAAACAAATCCGCAGTTCGATCCTACAGAGATTACTACATATATTACTACAGATATTACTGATGGTACGTCAGGAGAACCTGACGACAACAAATCGTCATCAAAAATTAAATTGAATTATGAAAATATTATTAATTCATATCACGATATTTTGTCTGATATGCCAGCTATCAAAGTGATGACTGATGAGCGTAAACGGAAGCTAAGAAATTTCTGGATAAAATTTAAATTCAATCAAGAGCGCTGGGAGAATTATTTATCGTATATTGCCAGTAATTGTCGATGGATGATGGAGGATCGAGATAATGGGCGAGGGGGTACATGGCGACGTAAAAATTTAGATTATTTGATTACTGAGCGTTGCTATGTCGCCGTCAAGGAGGAACGTGCTAATGACAAATGATTATTTCACACCACCATACAACCTTGAGGCAGAGCAGGCTGTACTAGGTGGCTTGATGATCAGCACTGACGAAGATAAGCGTCAACATGTGATATCACTAGTTAAATCAGGATCATTTTATTCAAGACCTCACAGTCGAATTTTTACAGAGATTGTGAAGTTAATAAAATCTGACTACCCAACAGATGTCATTACAGTTAGTGACTCTTTAACACGTAGTGGTGATTTAGAAAAAGTTGGGGGATTTGCCTACATAGCGGAGCTTTGTAGATTACCTTCAGTTGCTAACATTGTGAACTACGCTCGGATTGTACGAGACAAGGCGATACAGCGTTATGCTATCAACAACTTGAATACCTGCGTTGAAATGCTAATGGCGAATGATGGTCTTGATATCAACAATAAACTATCAAATGTTCAGCAGGTTGTATCAAGCATTATCGAACACGCTAAAACAGGAAAGAGTAAAGGATTAAGACCTGCTCTAGATGTTGTTGGAGATTGGCTTGATGATGTTGATAGGCGCTTTAGTGATCCTAAAAATGCAGTTGGTTTTACTTTGGGTATAGAGTCACTGGATGAGTTAATGTCTCCCAAGCAGGCATTAAGAGGATCATTAATTGTTGTTGGTGCAAGACCCAAAATGGGTAAAACCGCATTCTATAATCGTGTTGCAACTCACTTTGCATTAAACCACAAGTTACCTACATTGCTTTTCAGCCTCGAAATGACAGACCGTGGGATCATTGAACGAATGATCTCTCAAGAAGGCGATGTATCTGCAGACATTTTTTATACAGGTACACATGATGATATGGAAATGGCCAGAGCATTAGCCAGAGCAAAAGAGATCGCAGAATCGAATATGTATATTGATAGCACTCCTGGTATTGATCTTAACCATATCATCGCTGAATGTCGCAAGGTTAAACGAGCTAAGGGGCAAATAGGCCTAATAGCGATTGATTACCTTACCCTTATCAAGGCTGGTCAGGCTGAACGTCGTGATATTGCATACGGTGATATTACTACAGGGTTAAAAAACCTAGCGAAAGAAATGGATTGTGTGGTTCTGTTATTAACCCAACTTAACCGTAAATTGGAAGATAGGGCAGATAAACGACCAACACCCGCTGATAGCCGTGATACAGGGCAAATTGAGCAAGATTGTGATGTATGGATTGGTTTATATCGTGATGCTGTTTACAACGATAATGCTGATAAATCGCTAATGGAAATTCTTCTTAGATTGAACCGTGATGGAAATACTGGTACCGCTTATGCTCAGTTGGTGAATTCTTATATTAAAAACCTTAGCAAAGTAGAGGTTGAGAAGCTGGTATTTAAAGAGGGAAATAATACTCGACGTTACTCTAAAAAGTCATCTGAAAGTACTCAAATGTTTTAGCATTTACCTTACTAATTTTTCATAAATATCAAGATACTTAAAAATTTATTAAATGTAGAAAATTTCAGACATTTTTTTTTATTTTTAGTATAGTAAGAAGTTTATATAAACCATAACTTCATTCACTCCTTAATGGTATAACAGCGTGATTTTTAAGAATATAAATAACCCTAAAAGGGGTAGTGAAAATGAAAGAAGAGCCAGTTGGTATAATTATTATGCTGGTTTTTCTCATACATTTGTCAGAAATTTAATAAATGATCTGCATTTATCAAAAGAATCAGTCATTTTAGATCCTTGGAATGGTTCTGGTGCAACTACATATGCTGCTAGTATTGAAGGTTACCAATCCATTGGAAGTGATTTGAATCCACCAATGTATGTTATTGCTAAGTCTAAAATGGCAGATAAAAACGATGTAATAAATGCACTGGCTAAAATAAAAAAAATGAGAGTCAATGTATTCTCCTGTATTTTTGATTCAGATGATTATTTAAATAATTGGTTTGTTCATCAAACTGCTAGTTATATTAGATATATAGATTTTTTCATCTGTAAAAAGATGAATGTTGATATAAACACAAAGTTACATCTGCTTAGTAAAGTTGATTGTTTATTATATGTGGCATTATTTAATACTATTAGATTATTAATAAAATCATTTGTTTCTTCAAATCCAACATGGATAAAAAAGGCAAAGGGAGCTAATAATAAGATAAGAGTTGATAATAAATTTATTAAACAATCCATGATTAACTTACTTAATGAAAAATTAGATGTTGATGATTTTCCTTTAATTAATAAGGATGCTTTTTTCTTATCTGAAGATGTGAAAAATTTATCTCTTAAAGATAAATCTATAGATATTGTTATTACATCCCCACCTTATTGTACTCGAATTGATTATGGCATTGCCACCTCACCGGAATCAGCGGTATTATATGGTAATAATCCTATTCAGATAGAAGAAATGCGTCGTAGATTAATGGGAAGAACTACAATTGATAAAACATTCTATGATGGAATATCTTTTAGTAGTACTACGGATGAATTTTTATCGTCTATATATGAGCATAAATCAAGGGCTTCAAACACCTATTACTACAAGAATTTTTATCAATATTTTTTAGATCTTAATTTATCATTAATTGAAATTAATCGAGTTCTTAAGAATAATGGTTATTTTGTGTGTGTTGTGCAAGATTCATATTATAAAGAAATTCATTGTGACTTATCTCAGATTATTACTGAGTTACTTGATAGCAACGGATTCAAATTACTACAAAAGAAAGAGTTTGAATCTACAGTTAATATGGCTAACCTAAATAATAAATCAAAGATTTATCGTGATAAAATGGTAGCTACCGAATATGTGTTAATCTTTTCGCGAGGATAGTGGAATGAGTACAGAAGTAATATTAACTGAAATAGAATCCAAAATAGAAAAAGTTCATACACAGAGCTTAGATTTATCTTTTAATGAACTTCTTAGTATGTATGAAAATGAAGAATTAGATATTAGTCCTGATTATCAACGCTTATTTAGATGGTCCGAAGGAGCAAGATCAAGGTTTATTGAATCTTTAATATTAGAGATGCCTGTACCTCCTATTTATGTAGTGGAGACAGACTCAGGTGCTTATCAGCTTATTGATGGATTACAACGCTTTTCATCTTATTTACATTTAAGAGGAGAACTTGATGCTAAACATATGGGAGTAAATAAAGGTGATTTCTTAATTTTATCAGATTGTGACATAATTGATTCTATCAATGGTATGACATTTAATGATTTACCTATGGCTTTAAAAATAAAGTTAAAACGTTCTTTTGTAAGAGTTGAAATAGTAAGAAAAGGAAGTGATAAAAAATTCAAATATCATATGTTTAAGAGATTAAATACAGGTGGTGAAGCATTAACAGAACAACAGATTAGAAATTGTACGATAAGAATGTTAGATCCTAAGTTTAATGACTTTATAATAATGTTATCAGAAACAGATGATTATCTGAACTGTATAGCAAATTTGTCTGATTCTCAAAGATATGGATCTTATGATCAAGAACTTGTATTAAGATATTTTTCTTTAAAGAATAATAAAGATGGATTTAAACATGATGTTGCAGATTTCATGACTGAATATATGGAATCTGTAGCAGGAGAGACAGTGGATTTTAATTATGACGAAAATGAACAAAATTTTCTAAAGGTATTTAAATTATTTAATAAAGCTCATGGTGATAAAATATTCGGAAGATTGAATAGCCAGAATAATAAATTGCAATCTAATTTTGGAATATACCATTTTGAATCACTTTGTATGGGGATTCAGTGTGTTCTAGATAGAATAGATATAAATAATGAAGAGCATATCAAAAAATTTTCTCAAGCAGTAATTTCTTTAAAAGGTAATGCCGATTTTAAAACAGAAACAACTGGAGGAGGAAAAAATTCTACTGGATTGTTAAATAAGCGAATAAAAATTGCGGAGGGATTCTTTTCGGAGGCTTTCAGTGACTAGTGAGGAATTTTTAACGCAGATAGAATTAGATAGGGTATGGAGAGAAGAAGAAATTCGAACTATGAATAATATCTTAACAGAGCTGAAGGATGATAATGATAAAAATAAATTAAGGCGGGCAATTATTTGTTTGCTCTATGCTCACATTGAAGGTTTTGTTAAATTTTCATTTGGTTTGTACATAGAATCAATTAATGGATTAAAGTTAAAATGTCAAGATGTTAAACCTATATTAATAGCTGCTGTTTATCATAAGGATTTTAGTAAACTCACAGACCCTGATGCTAAAAGTAAATTATTCACTAAAAAAGCACAAGAAGATAAATATATTAGAAGAATTTGTTTGCAAGAAGAGTTTTTTGAAAGAATTAATGATGTTTTTAATTCTGAAATAAAAATAGATGACGGGTACATTAATACAGAAAATAATGTGGGTAGGGAAGTTCTTGAGAAGCTACTATATCAAGTGGGTTTATCTCATAAGTCTTTAGATAATACAATTGGACCATTATCTAGGTTATTAAATAAAAGAAATGATATTGCTCATGGAACAGATAAAAGTTCCATTAAAGCCGAACATTATGATGAATATTTCAAGTGTGCTTTAGGTATAATGAAAGAGCTTACAAGTACATTATTTTTAGCATATAGTAAAAAGGATTACTTGAAGCAATCTATAGTTTAAAAAAAATAAAATAATTTATATAATAACCCCTATTGGCCTGAACACCCAATCCTAAACATTTGCTGTGTCAACTGAGAGTCAAGTATGGCACAGCATAGCTTTATCAAAATGTCTAACGATACTCTTGTACCAGCTAACCCTGTTACGAGAGATTTTCTGCATTCAAAAATCAAGTGTGGCGATGTGCTTTCAGCGAATTTTAAGAAAGCTCGTAACCCTCGATTTCATCGTAAATACTTCGCATTACTCAACTTAGGCTATGAATATTGGGAACCAGTTGGCGGTACCATTTCACCTGAAGAAAAAGAGCTTGTGCGTGGTTACATCACATTCCTTTCATATTACACGGATAATGCTGACGCGCTCTTATCAGCATCCGATATCTATCTAGAAGACGTTGCACAAAAACGTGCGCAAAATATCTCAGCAACAAAATCATTTGATGCTTTTCGCTATTGGGTTGTAGAGCAAGCCGGTTATTACGATACGTTTGAAATGCCAGACGGTAGTTTACGTCGTGTCGCTAAATCAATCAGCTTTGCAAATATGGATGACCTAGCATTTAGCGAACTCTACAAAGCCACACTCGATGTGCTTTGGAATTTTATCCTTCGTAAGCAATTCCCCACTCAAAAAGCTGTAGAAAATACAGTATCTCAATTATTAAGTTTCACATAGAGGCAAGACCAATGATCAAATCAACGACCAAAGAAGAAAGACAGTGGCTATCAGATGTAGCGGAACTGGGTTGTATTTGTTGTCGCAATATGGGATTTGGAGCTAGCTTGGCGGAGATCCATCATGTTAGAACGGGGCAGGGAATGGCACAACGGGCTAGTCATACGGATGTTTTACCACTGTGTCCTCCACATCATAGAGCGTGTTACGAAACCGGCTTTCACGCTTCGCCTAAATCGTGGCAAGAAATTCATGGTACCGAGATTGAGTTATTAGAACAGACTAAGCAAGAAGTAATGGAGTTACGAGCATGTCGAGTATAAAGAGTATATCTGATGGGTTAAGGCTTGATAAAACACGAGAAGCTTGGCTTCAAAATTGGTTAACTCGATTTGGTACATGGGTACATAGCGGACGTATAGATAAACGACAGAGTAGTATGATCGCTCAATTTATGGAAAGAGTAGAACGACGTGATTATCCGTATAGGCCTACGTGTAGTGATGAAGATGGTCTACTTATTCAGAGAGTTGTTGACAGTATATATCACATAGATATTCAGGCATTTAATATGTTACTTAGTCGATATGCTTTTTGTGCATCGGATAGAGCTATAGCTCGTCATTATCATAAGAATAGTGAACCAAGAATAATGGCTCGTAGAAATGGCATGTTAAGAGAAAGAAAGCCCTCTATGTCTACATGCCGTAGAGAGGTAGAAGAAATATTAAATGCTGTTGAATATTTATTATACCAACCTCTAGTAGATGCATTTAAAAATAGAGAAAAAGAGATGATCGAGAGGCGAAATAGCAAAAATGTGTTGACATCTTTGAACTAATGAGCCACTATTTCAAGGTAAGTTGCCTTTTTTGTAACTTCACCAACTAACCCAGCCTAAGCGCTGGGTTTTTTTGTGTCTAAAACAGATAAGAGTTGCTGTTTCCTTTGTTCAGAGTTACATGTGTGTTCACGACCAATAACTGACCAAAGGTATTAAAATATCATGTTAAAACATAGTGATATGACAGAAGAGGCAAGGCTTGTTTTTGAAGTTGTTCCGCACACGATAGAGGTTACGGTAAATGAAGTTGCAGAATGCACCTATTTAACTGAGGAACGTTGCCAATTGATATTAACGCAGTTGGCAATGGCGGGACTAATCAAAGAAAACATCAAAGGAAATACATTTCAAAATATCTAATACTGTGAAAATGGGCGACTGTAAAAGTGTTGGTAGCACCTTTACAGTCATTCACCCGTTCTGGTAGATCACGGACAAACTAAAGCCCACTGCTTATGTGCACAAAGCATGGTGAGCTTATCAAAAAAGGTTCTCCTGATCTATGAAAAATACTGTGAATTTAAACAGTGTGAATTTAGTCAATGATGACTCACTCAGTTATATAAAAACACTTCCCGATAATTGTATTGATTTAATCGCAACTGACCCGCCTTACTTTCAGGTGAAGTCTTGTAGTTGGGATAATCAGTGGGAAAACGTAACATCATATTTATCTTGGCTTGATGAAATGCTTGCAGAATTTTGGCGGGTATTAAAGCCTAACGGTAGTCTTTACATTTTTTGTGGTTCTAAACTAGCGTCGGATACAGAATTACTCGTCCGTGAAAGATTTAATATTCTAAGTCACATTGTATGGGCTAAACCATCAGGGCCTTGGCGCAGGGCATGTAAAGCCGATTTACGCAGTTTCTTTCCAAGCACTGAAAGAATTTTATTTGCTGAACATTATCAAAGCCCATATAAGGGTAAAAGCAGTGTCTATCTTCAGCAATGCAAAGAGCTTAAAGAAAACGTATTTAAGCCTTTAATTGAGTATTTTAAATCTGCACGTGAATCATTAGGAATAACAGCAAAAGAAATAAAACAGGCAACAGGTAAGCAGATGGCTTCACACTGGTTTAGTTACAGTCAATGGCAACTACCTAGTGAGTCTGATTACAAAAAACTACAAGAGCTGTTTCAGCGTGTAGCAAGTGAAAAGTTTAGTAGTAATCCTTTAAATCGTGATCATGCTGATTTGATAGAGGTTCAAGCGTCTCTTAGTCGAAAGTATCAGGAGCTTGCTGAACAATATCAATTATTACGTCGTCCTTTTTCTGTCACCGTTGATGTTCCTTACACCGATGTGTGGACGTATCCACCTGTGCAATATTACGCAGGTAAGCACCCTTGCGAAAAGCCAGCAGAAATGATGGAGCACATTATTCGTTCAAGTAGTCGCGAAGGTGATCTAGTTGCTGATTTCTTTATGGGGTCGGGTGCAACACTAAAATCCGCATTAAAACTAAATCGTCGAGTTCTTGGGGTTGAACTTGAGAAAGAGCGATTTGAACAAACCACACTGGAAATAGAACAGTTTAGATTACGAAAGTAATTATGACTAAGTCAGACTTTTATTAACTAATAAGCCCCAAGCTAAGGGGGAGGTATGAAGAAAATGCCATATAAAGACCCCAATAATTATAACTGGCTTGTGGGCATCCTTATCAGCGTTATGACTTTATTAGGCACTGCAGCTAGTTGTGCATATAAAGCTCTGAATGGGGAGCATATAAGTTGGGGAGTATTTTTCCTTCAAGTTATCGTCTCTATCTTTGCTGGTGCAATGGTGTACCTAGCGTCTAGCTATTATGAGTGGGTTCCAGAACTCGCTGGTGGTATTGCTGGTTTAGCCGGTTGGTCTGGAGCTGAGTTAATTAAAACACTAGAAAAGCGGTTTTTAAGGAAGGTTAGTGGTGAGTAAATTTGTATTTAGTACGCGTAGTGAAAAGAATATGCAGGGTGTTCATCCTGATTTAGTTAAAGTAACTCGACGAGCACTTGAATTAACCGATATCGATTTTATGGTTATTGAAGGCAAGCGTAATGAAGCTCGTCAACGTCAATTGGTCATTAATGGTAAAAGTCGAACGATGAATAGTCGGCATCTTACTGGCCATGCTGTGGATTGTGCACCTATTGTGAATGGCTCAATACCTTGGCAAGAATGGTCATACTTTAAAAAAGTGGCTGATGCGATGATCCAAGCAGGTAAAGAGTTTGGGATTGATGTTGAGTGGGGCGGTAATTGGGATTCATTTAAAGATGGTCCTCATTTTCAATTAACGTGGAAATCATATCCGGCATAACGTCTATGAATATCACCAAATTACTGGCTTGTAGTTGTGTGGTGTTGGTGTTCTGGCTTTGGTGGGTAATAGATGACTATGGAACGTTAAAAGCTAATCACAAATTACTTACTAATTCGTTCAATGAGCAAGTCAGTATCAATCAAGATTACCAAGCACGCATAAAATCCCTTCATGATCTCGATGTAAAACATACGCAGGAACTCGATAATGCTAAAACTGAAATTAGCCGGTTACGTGATCTTAGTGAGCGTCATCCTGAGCGGGTGTACATCAAAGCCAACTGTTCAAAATCCGAAGGTGTTACCACCTCCGGCATGGATGATGCAACCACCGCCCGACCTACTGACACCGCTATCAGAAATTATTGGTTACTCAGAGAGCGAATTGCACAGTCAGAGCAAGTAATATTGGGATTGCAGGATTACATTAGAATGGAGTGTGTGAACTAAAAAAGCCCAGCATGGGTGCATGGGCAAACTAACAGGATATTAATCAAAGTATAGTGATGATTACTTAGTATAGCTTAAGTAGGTATATATACTAGATTGATAATTCTGATTAACCTATCTCTTACCTAAATAAAAAAACAAGATAAAAATAACCCTGTGAGTTTGGGCTCCCACTGGGCTTTCACTAGCATATGTGAAAACAATAGATTACCAATACCCAGCAAGCCAATCTGTTAATAATCAACGTAAGTTTTTAGAAAACAACAGTCTTGTTGTAATAGCGGTTTTTTAATGCGTCGTATTGTCGCTGTCTCCTATGTTAGCTATGACCTGCATTACCTCACAGTGAGCGCATAGTGAGAATCAAAAACAATGAATACCACCATTTTGTTATATTTTTCGGTCATTATCAGCAACGTCAGCTGTAGGTAGAAGAAAGGGCGTGACAACCGGAGAGACGAGTACAATTCATAAGAGTCAATCACAAAGCCTACTTTCGAGTGGGCTTTTTAATAGGCTAAGGAGATAAACACAATGGCAAAACCGGATTGGGGGATGCTACAACAACAGTTCCTCGCCGAACATGCTATAACAGGAATATCCCCTAAAGAGTGGTGCGAACTAAAGGAACTGAACTACTCAACAGCACGACGATACATCAAAATATCCAGTGCGCAGAATGCGCAAAAAACTGCGCACAAGAAATTGCGCACTGCGCAGAAAAAAGAATGCGCAAAAGAGCCAATGCGCAATAGTGATATACCAACTGCGCAGAGTAATGAATCAAGTAATGCGCACGATGATGAAAATACGTTTAGTCTGCGCAATTACGGGCTAACTGAACAACAGGTTAAATTTGTTAGTGAATACCTTATCGACTTAAATCGAACTGGAGCATATAAGCGAGCCGGTTATAAAGGCGAAGGAAATACAGCTTATGTAAATGCTACTCGCATGCTAAGAAATGCTAAGGTTTCAAGAGCAATCACTGACGCATTAGCAGAACGGGAACGCAGAACAGAGATAACCCAAGACGCCGTATTAAAAATGTGGTGGGATATTGCAACAGCAGACGTTAACGAGCTGACTGAATACCGTCGATTATGTTGTCGTCATTGCTGGGGCTTTGGTTTCAATTATCAGTGGTGTGACTCAATAGAATTTGAAGATGCTACTAAAAAAGCAGTCGTAGCAAAGAAACCTCCTCCACAAGATGTGGGTGGCTATGGTTACGATGAAACATTAGATCCAAATCCTGATTGTCCGCGCTGTAACGGTGCTGGTGTTGGTCGTGCGCATTTTCATGATACGCGTGATTTAACAGGGCCAGCTCGTCGAGTATTTGCGGGAGTGAAAGAAGGTAAGTTTGGTGTTGAGGTTATCACTCGTAATCAAGATGAAGCGCTTAAGATGGTTGCACAGCATTTAGGCATGCTGAAGAACAAGACGGAATTAACCGGTGCCGATGGTGGGCCTATTCAATCAACTGGTATTGACCTTAGTCATTTGAGTTTTGAACAGCTTATTAAATTGAGAAAGATCCATAAGGCTGAATAAATATATCAATTCGACCTAAATACACAATATAAGTCACTTCATCAACCTATTGAGAGTTAAGTCATAAATTATCATATACCTGTATTATTAATTCTTTTTAGGTGTATATAATGAATAAAATTAAAGTTTTATTTTTATCTTTATTAATTTCGGGTTGTACTGTACCTGGGTTAACAAGCCATACAGATCATCCATTAGAGATAAAAGATATAAGTATTGGGGATAGCATTGCGTGTAATAGTTTAAAGGGTGAAATATTTGGAAATGTAAGAGTATGTCATCTCGATATTAAGAGCTATGGTGGGGTAGAGGTTAAATCAAGTACAGTTACATTATTGAATGAAAAAGTAGCTGTTGTTCGATTGTCATTATCTCAAATAACGGGTTTTAGCCAAACAGGCGTACTTAATGCTATGGCAAAGAAATTTGGTCCTCCAGCGAGAGGTGGACGTCCTAAAGTACATATTTGGACAAATAGTGGAAATACATTATACCTCGATGAAATTAAAGGAATCGTTGTTTTATATGGGGAAGATTTGAATCATGTTCAAAGCATAATTTCATCTTTAGATGCAAATGATCTTTAGTATTATTTTTTAAATTAAATGTATTTAATACGACTATTTAAGTAATTTAAATAGTCGTTTCTAATGCAATGTTATTAAAAAAGGTGTTATTTAACATAATGATGCTTAAGCGTCCCTTCGCTTTTTAACTCAATTAAAAAAGAAAGCCAAACCGATAAAAGCCTAAATCTTCTTCCTGAATTTAGGCTTTTTATTTGTTGCTAATTTGTTATCAAAAACTCACTTTCCATTTCACTGTTATTTTGAGGTGAAAGGGCTATTTATTACATTTTAGGTGTGACTATGGATATCGATTTCAGTTTGTTTGATGAAGAGATCGAAAGGGAGATAGCACGCCGTAGTTTGCATGAATTTATTCAGTATATAAACCCTGAATACATTACAAGCCACTTTTCAGAAACGGTATGTAATGCGTTAGACCAGTTTTTGTTAGACATGATGGATGGTAAACGCCCCAAGTTAATATTAGGGGCACCTCCACAGCATGGTAAGTCTGATATTGTTTCCCGCTATCTTCCCGCTTATTTCTTTGGAAAATACCCTAACATGCGTGTTGGTGCGTTGTCGTACTCCTCAGATTTAGCGGGGGATATGAATACCGATGTTCAGCGAATTATGATGTCCGATGAATATCGTGTGCTGTTTCCTAAAAGTTGGTTAGGCAACAAGCCTGAAAACGGCATTGCAGTTAAACGTAATTCTGACGAGTTTGATATTGCTAACCACAAAGGCAGTTATGTTTGTGCTGGTGTGGGTGGACCATTAACAGGTAAGAAAGTTGACTTAGGTATTATTGATGACCCAATAAAGAACTCGAAAGAGGCACTTAGCCCAACTGTTAAAAAATCAATTTGGAACTGGTACGTTTCGACCTTTAAGACCCGTTTATCAAAAAATAGCGGTGAAATTATCATGGCCACTCGGTGGGCAACTGATGATTTGTCTGGCCAATTAAAAGAAAAAGCGCCTGAAACCAAGGTGCTTGCATTCCCCGCTATCAATGAACGAGGGGAAGCACTGGTACCAGAGTTACACCCAATTGACAAACTCCTTGAGACAAAAGCAATCATTGGTGATTACTTCTGGTCTGCAATGTACCAACAATCACCTAAGCCGGGTGATGGCCAAATCTTCCACGAAGAATTTGCTCAGTACTACCTACCGAAAGACCTACCAGAAAAATTCGATAAGGTTATTCATAGTTGGGATATGACCTTTAAAGATAGTGACGGTACTGACTATGTGGTGGGGCAGGTATGGGGCAAGAAAGACGCAAATGTTTATCTACTGTATCAAATTAGAAAACGCATGAGCTTTACTGAAACCTTAAAGTCGGTGAAATGGTTAGCTGAAAAATTCCCTGAAGGGCGACGTAAACTAGTGGAAGACAAAGCTAATGGCCCTGCTGTAATCGACTCTCTCAAATCAACCGTCTCAGGGTTAATTCCCGTCGAGCCAGATGGTAGCAAGGTTGCTCGTGCTCATGCGTGTACTGCTGAGTGGGAGGCTGGCAACGTGTGGCTACCTCACAAAGATATTGCGCCGTGGATTGTGGAAACCGTAGAGGAAATTACTACATTCCCGTTTGCTGGTCATGACGACACAGTGGATGCCATGACGCAAGCATTACGCGATTTATATCAGAAGAAAAAAGTCAGTTTCTTCACAACTAGGAGATGATCTATGTGGTGGCCGTTTAAGAGGCGAAAAACAGAACCACTCGCACCGGTTAAACGGTCAGCATTTACAACTGACTTATATCCTGCACTGGCGCGAGAACAGGGCTTTGATGGGATTAATTTACCCCAACCCACAATTGCAGGTGTTGCGATGGATAGCATTGATAGCTATGTGCCCTCATTTAAAGGTGAGCAGGTTTACGGTGTGCCAGAGTCACAGGCCTCATGGTATGCCTCACAAATGTTTATCGGCAACAATATGTGTGCGGTTATCGCTAAACACTGGCTGGTGGATAAAGCCTGCAATATGCCCGCACGTGATGCGATACGCCAAGGCTACGATATTGATTGTGATAACGACGATGATCGTGCTATCAGTAAAAAGCTTCGCAAACGAGATAAAAAATACCGCATTACACATCAGCTTAAAGAGCTGGTTCACTTTGGGCGTGTATACGGTGGTCGTTTAGCATTATTCGTTGTGGAGACATCAAACCCGAAAGAGTGGTATGAAAACCCGTTTAATATCGATGGTGTGACCAAAGGCATGTACAAGGGGATTAAACAGATTGATCCACAATGGGTAACACCTGATTTAACGGACGCCAATGTTCAAGATCCTGCCAGTATGGATTTCTACGAGCCGACCTATTATGTGATTGGTGGGCGTAAGTATCACAAGTCTCACTTTATTAAGTTTGTACCGTTCCCTGTACCGAATGTCTTGAAGCCAATGTACAACTACTTTGGTGTTTCTGTTCCTGAGCGCATTTATGAGCGTGTCTATGCCTCAGAACGTACAGCCAATGAAGCACCACAACTGGCAATGACCAAGCGTTTACTTACGATGGGGATTGCAGATCCAGAAAGCGCTGATAAGGACATTATTCGCGAAAACATGCTCTATTTTATGGAGATGCGCGATAACTACGGCGTACAAATGACTGGTAGTGAAGATACGGTTCAACAGTTCGACACCTCATTAGCGGATTTAGATGCCACGATTATGACGCAATATCAGCTGGTGGCATCGGCTTCCAATGTACCAGCAACAAAACTGCTAGGTACTACCCCGAAAGGCTTTAACTCAACGGGTGAATACGAAGAAGCCAATTACCGCGAAGAGCTTGAAAGTATTCAATCAAACGACCTTGAAGAGCTATTACAGCGTCATTACGACATGTTGATGCGTAGCGAGGATTTGCCTGTGACAGAAATCTCTATCACATGGGCACCACTTGATAGCCCGACGGCTGTTGAGAGTGCGGATATTGAGCTTAAACAAGCACAAGCCGATTCAGCTTATGCAACAACGGGGGCGATTGATGGGCTAGATATCCGCAAGAAACTGGCCAGTGATAAAGCGTCTAGCTATTACGGCATTGAAGTGAACGAGGCAGATTATGTCGAGGCGAATACGAGTACGAACGAAGCGAGCGCAATGGGCAACATCTCGCCAAGCAGTAATGAAAGGGAAGCCCCTGCAGTATTCGGTAGCACCCTCTAGTCGTTATCAAGGTGACATGTCACGCCTCATTAATTCAATGGTTAAAGACTATGAAAAAGTGTTTAGCGAATTAAATGACGACTTTGAAGGTTTTACGATGGATGCCAGCTTTGCCAGTCAAACACGCATCTGGCTTAATCGGCTAAAACGCAAATGGGATAAGATTTTTAAACAAAAATCCACAGAGATTGCGGATAAATTTGTTTCCCAAGTCGATATAGGTGCAAAGCGTAATTTAGATGATTCTCTCAAACAGTTGTCAGGGGGGATCACCATCAAAACCCCAGCCATGCCCGAAACCTTGAAAGATAAAATCATTGCTTCTACGGCTGAAAACGTAGCACTCATTAAATCTATTCCACTGCAATTTCATCAGCGAGTGGAAAGTATCGCTTTACGTTCTATTTCGCAAGGTGGTGAAGGCGCTAAAACGTTATTTGATGAAGTGAAACCGCTTATTGATATAGAAAAGGAAAAACTAGAAAAAAGGGCGAATTTTATCGCTGTTGACCAAACACGAAAGATTACAACTGCATGTAATTACGCTCGTATGAAATCTGCAGGTATTCGTAAAGCAGTTTGGCATCATTCAAACGGTAGTGCAGAACCTAGGGAGCTACATCTTGAGTTAGATGGTAAGGAGTTTGATTTAGACAATCCTCTTATAATTAACAAAAAAACAGGAAGGAGAGGTTTGCCGGGTGAGGAGCCGGGTTGTAAGTGCTTCTGGACACCAGTAATAGATTTCGGTGAGGAGACATGACAAAGCGACAATATGATTTAAACGGCTGGCTGGAAGTCAAAGATAACCCCATCTCTAAAGTTGGGGTTTTTGATTATTTAGGGTTTGAAATTGGCGCACCGATACCCGAAAAAATTTACAAGGTGTATCGCCCACAAGAAGAACTGGCCAGCACAGAGACAATTAACTCTTTCAAATTAATGCCCTTTGTTGATGAGCATGAAATGTTAGGGAAAGACGGCACACCCGCAGAGACAAAGGGGATACAAGGGGTAATCGGGGAGCGAGTCTATTTTGAATATCCCTACCTCAGAGGCAATATCAAAATCCTGTCTAATTCAGCGCTTAACCAAATTGATGGAGGGAAAATTGAACTATCTCCGGGCTATCGCTGTATTTACGATTTCACACCAGGCGAATTTAACGGTGAACGTTATGACGCCATACAACGGCATATTAGAGCCAACCATCTTGCGTTAGTCGATGAAGGGCGCACTGGCGCTGATGTTGCTGTGCAAGACCACTCCGTTATTACCATAGACACAAAGGAACTTATTCGCATGAATCCTGAAGATGAAAATAAAGACAAACCAACCACAGATGAAGGTGCCTTTACGCCCGAGCAATTGGAAGCGTTAAAAGCCATTATCAAAGAAGCAATCACCAGTGCTAAACCTGCAACAGATGATGATCCAGAAGAAAAGGAAAAGTCTTCTACTGATACTGACCCTGACGAAGAGAAGAAAGCAGAAGAAGCAGTAGAAAAGGCTGAAATCGCGACAGAAGAAGCAGAATCAGGTGAACCCGAGGCAGTTGAGAAAGCCGAGGTTGCGATTGAAACTGCAGTCGAAGCGATTGAAGAAGCCAAAGAGCATCTTGACCAAGCAACTACCGATGGTCTTAATCGTCGTTTAAAACGTCTAAACCGTAGCATGACCGCAATGGACGAAATGGCATCGCTAAAACGTAAAATTAAGCGATTAGAGAAAGCAAAACCGGCAATGGATACGGGTGAATTACTCAAACAAATTGGTGCGCGTGATTCGTTAGTACATAAGTTAACGCCGTTCCTTGGTGTGTTTGACCATTCCGCCATGACTCAACAACAAGTTGCAGAATATGGTGTTGAAAAATTGGGTATTCAATGCAGTAAGGGAACCGAAGCGATTGCTCTCGATGCTTGGATGCAAGGGCGTGTGCCTGATTCTCAAAAGCCCAGCTCAACAATGGACTCTGCAGTGAGCAATAAATCAATTATGGATAAATGGGGAGCGAAATAATGGCAATTCCTAAATCAGTAGCAAACGGCTTAATTTCTGGTGTTGTCGGTGAAATTAGTCATGCAGGCCCTATTCGTGCTGTTTCAGCCATTCTTAGTTCAGCAGATGAAAATCTGAATATTTTCGGTCGCGCCTATACCTACAAAGATGATTCCGTGGAGTCTGTTCAAGTTGGGGGTAAAGGGGCATTTGTGGGGATCATGATTAACCCTAAAGCCTATCGTATCGAAGAAGCGTTCGCTCGTAACGGTACGCAGGGCGAATTCCTGACAATGGGGGAAGTTTTCGTTGAGCTAAAAGAAGTGGCAGGAAAAATCAACGCACCGGTTGTGTTCGATGAAGCTGACGGCTCGCTATCTTCTAAAGCCACCATTAGTGCCGGTGATCGTGTCATTGGTTTTATCAGCCGACACCTTGAATCCACAGAAAGTGCTCATTTGGGCATTATTCGTTTAACAGAAATTCCATATCCAGCATCTCCAAAGGAAGGTGAATAATGCCAGTCAGTAACATTAAGTTTCACATGTCTGGCCGTGATATCAAAAAACATGGCCAACTGAATATTAACCCAGAGCAAAAGTGGACGTATGGTGAATTAGCGCAAATCGGCTTTGGTGGTTTTTCTGCGATGGACTCCGCTCTTAGCGGTGGTGCAATGCAAGGCGGTTTAATTCAACGTGAAATGTTGCAACACGTTTTACCGGGTGTCATTCGTACTGCCACGCGCGTGCGTGTGCTAGATGAAATCACGGGTATCGTTAATGCGGGCGAGTGGCATGATGAAGAAATCATTCTGAATGTGGCGACACCAACTGGTAAAGCCGAGCTTTATGGTGATCATACCAATGTGCCATTAGCGTCTTATGCGCAAGACCAAGAGCGCCGTGGTCTTGTTCGTTTCGAATTAGGTTTCCAAGTGGGGAAATTAGAAGAAGCGCGCCAATCGTCTGCAGGTTTTGTTGCGATGGAAGAAAAGCGCAATTCAGTGACTGAATCATTAGAGCAAGGGCGTGAGCGAGTGGGTTACTACGGGTTTAATAGCCCTGAAACGCGCGTCTTTGGTTTGATGAATGAGCCTAACTTGCCTGCCTATGAAACCGCAAAGGGTAAATGGAAAGGCGGAACATTTGCAGATATTACTGCTGATATTACCGATATGTTCTCGCGTATTGAAACGAGCTCTGGCGGTATTATCAAAGATGACACGCCAATCACCTTAACATTGCCGTTGGGCTTTCGTTCTGCTCTGAATGTGGCTAATCCTGTCGCACGCGGTGAAACAGTCAAACAATGGATAAATGAAAACTATCCCAATATGCGTCTGGTTTTCTCTCCTGAATTTGTTGGCGCAAATGGTGGGGCTGATGTGGCCTATATGTTCGCAGATAGTATTGATGATGGTTCAACGGCAACCAGTGCGGTGATCTTGCAAGTCGTGCCTGTGAAATACCAGTTATTAGGTTCACTCAACCAAATTAAAGGGTATATGGAAGATGCGACCAATGCGACTGCAGGTGTATTTGTGACCCGTCCGTGGGCGGTAACACGCTTAACCGGCATCTAATCTTACCACTTCTCTTTTTGCGCCCTCATTTGAGGGCTTTTTTATATCCAAACAACAGGAGAACACTCCATGCCTCTTTACGCATATTGCACCTTATCGAATGACCAGAACTATACCGTGAAAGACGGGAAAGTGTTTATTGCCGGTCAAGCGAACGTGATGACCAAACACATGTATACACCGCGTGGCCGTGTGACAGAAATTACTGATGAACAATATAAACAACTCAAAGAAAATCACGTTTTCAATCTTCATTGTGACAATGGGTATATTACCGTTGAAGAACGCAAAGAAGATCCCGAAAAAGTTGCCACCAATATGGAAGCTAGCGACCAATCAGCCCCTGACACCCCTGAATCGTTAGAGGCTGAAAAGTTAGACGTTCCTAAAACCAACAAAAAAGGTAAGTGATCATGGAGACGAGCACATTTCCTTTAACGTCATTCCGTGTGCTCTATCCGCAGTTTAACGGTGTGGGTGATGATGAAATAGATATCATTGCTCAATCTGCGTTGAACTATTTCTCTGCCTGTAAGGGTGTTTGCACTAACGAGCTGTGGATGCTCGTTGTTGCACACATGCTAACACTCAGAAAAATGATTGCTGATGATGAGTCGCCTACCGGTGTGGTGACGAGTGTGACTATCGATAAAGTGAGCGTGTCATTTACGGCACCGCCTGCCGGTTCGGACTGGTCGCACTGGTTTAAAATGACCACCTTTGGCCAGCAGTTTCTAGCACTGATCAAACGTTGTAGCGTCCCTCAATATTTTGGTGGTGGTGGCGAACGTTCGGCCTTTCGGGGTGTTGGGGGTCGATTTACACGAGGAGGGCGATTACGTTAATGACTAAATTAGCGCAATTAAAAGCGGTTTACGATGAATTGGCTAAAAAGCGATTAAGTGTTGGCTTCTTTGAGCATTCAAAGTACCCCGATGGAACACCTATTGCTTATGTTGCTTCTATTCAAGAGTTGGGCTATCCCGCTGGTGGTATTCCTCCTCGCCCATTTTTAAGACCGACCATGAATGATAAAAAGCAGGATTATAGTCAGTTAATTTTTCGTGCTGTGAAAGCCACTATTAAGGGCAACATCACGCTGGATAATGGGCTGACTCAAATTGGTGCGACGGTTGCGGGTGATGTGAAAATGGCAATAAAAGCAGTCACAACACCGGCACTGGATGATTCAACGGTCAAAGCAAGAGCACGTCGTCATAGTAAAGGTAAAGCCACACAAAAGCCGTTAGTCGATACTGGCCAAATGCTTCAAGCGGTTAGTTTCGCAGTGGAGGATAAATAATGTTTGGTAATTTAAACCGTATCGCTTCACGTTATATTCCCCAGCAAAAGGTGTTCTGGTTTCGATTTAAGGAACGTGGGCCTGATGATAGAGGGAATGACCAGAATTACTATTACGATCCAATAGAAGTTCGCGGAAGTTGGCAGGCTGTTGATACTCAAGATGTTCAATCAATGGGATTAGATACGAGTCAAGTTTATCGTCGCCTATATACTTCTTATGATATTAAAGCCGTCCAACGTGGTACATCCCCTGATTTTCTGGTGTTCAATGGTCGTAAATATGACGTAGTGGGTGATGCAGACTGGTACGAACAAGATGGCTGGAAATCGGTGATCTGTATCGAGGCGGGTACTTATGACGGATTATGAAGTTGATGTTGCTATTCGAAAACAGCTCTTGTTGCAGTTAAAAGTGGTCGGTATTGAGATCCCCGTTAAAGCTGGTTTTCAATCTACCAAGTCTGGCCGTGAAGATAATATGGTGATGTTCTTTCCAATTAATGAAAACGGCTACGGCTGGCAAGGGCGTAAATATAACGTTCAAGGCAACAAAGCTAATCATCAAGAAAACCAATTATCCGAAAAAACGTACCAAGTTCAGGTTTTTATTACCAAGTTAGGCAATTATACGGCTATTGATGTTACCGCAATTGTCAGAATGATTGCCAACTCATTACCGTTTGTTGAAGCACTCCGAAAACAAGGTATCGGCACTCAACGGGCAACTGGTATTCGAACGCCCTATTTTCTGAATGACCAGGGCAACTACGAACAAAACCCCTCATTTGATTTTAATGTGACATTTAATCGCACACTTCATCCTGATACTGACGCCGTGAGTGCGTTGTATCCCGATATCTATCGTATTTAAGGAACGTTATGTCTATCAAACAAACTCGCTATGTCGATATCGCGAGTGCAGTGATTGGCGCGTCTGCTGTACCGATGCGCAAGCTCACGGCTCGTATTTTTTCAACTAACCCTAAAAGCCCTGCAGGTAAAGTTTTAGAGTTCGCCAGCGGACAAGTTGATGAGTTACTAGGTGCTGATTCGCCAGAAGCGCATTTTGCGCGTCAGTATTTCAGCTATGTCAGTCCAGCACCGGCAAGTAAGCCGAAAGAACTGCAAATTGCCTCTTATGAGCCTGTTGGTCGAGCGCCTACCTTGTTTGGCGAAAAGACAGGAGATTTAGCTGATTTAAAATTAATTAATGACGGTGAACTTAATATCACTATCGGAAAAGTGACAAAAACAATCACAGGAATTGATCTTACTGAAAGCACGTCATACGCGGATGTTGCAACAGCTGTGCAAGCGAAATTAAATGCAGAAAGCGAGCCTCAATTTGCTAGCGCTTATGTCACATTTAATTCACTAGATAGTGCTTTTGTCATTAGCGGTGGTGTACAAGAGCGTGCAGATATTAGTGTGCGTCAATCGGTACTTGCTGATGCAATGAATATTAGCCACGGCACATCATCAGCCGGTAATCCAGCGCAAACCCCGTTACAAGCCTTTATTGCTTCTGAGGCTGTTTCTGACTCTTTTGGTAGTGCAACGTTTTTAACGGAACTCTCATTAGAGCATGCCGTAGAGCTGGCGCAGTACGTGGCTGGTGAAAATGTGAAGTATCAACTTCATTTATCTGTGACTAATAAAAATGCTGAAGATTTTAGCGGAGCGCTGGTGGGGACTGCGTCAACGGGCTTAAACCTAAAAACAGCGGATAACTTCTTTGTTCAAGCGTTGCCTATGGCCATTATGTCCGCCACAGATTATGACCGAACCAATGCGACAACAAACTATATGTATCGTCAATTTGGTATCACATTTCCGTCTCAAATTACGACTGATATCGATGCCGATCGCTTAGATAAATTACGGGTGAATTATTACGGAGAAACTGCCGTATCAGGTTCGCATATCAGTTTTTATCAACGTGGTTTCTTATGTGGTGGTGTTGCTAACCCATTAGATATGAGTGTCCATGCTAACGAGCAATGGTTAAAGGCCTATATCTCACAACAGTGGTTTAGTTTGTTAATGGCCACACGTGGAGTACCTGCCAATAAAGACGGTGAAGCACGTGCAATGATGGTGATTGCAGGGGCGGTAACCAAGGGGATTAACAACGGTACAATTCTAGCGGGAAAAACATTAACTGATGTGCAAAAAATCGCAGTGACAGACGCTTCTGGTGATGATTTGGCATGGCACGATGTACAAAACAAAGGTTATTGGTACAACGCTCAAATTGTCGAAAACTCAGGCCCCTCTGATTTACCCGAGTACGTGATGAAATACGTATTAATTTACGGTAAGGGCGACTGGGTTCGTAAAGTCGAAGGCTCTCACAACTTAGTGTAAGGAACACAATATGCATGATGTATCAGCAACTGGCTTGAGTATTGTTATTCAAGCACACAAAACCTTTCCTTCCGGTATTCAAATTACTGCCTTCGCTGATGATGCCGATCCATTAGATTTGCCTGCAGTGGACATTGCGCAGACAGGAATGGATATCAATGGCAATCTTGTCAGTTGGTCAACGCCAACACCTCAAACGGTCACCATTAACGTGTTAGCTGGTAGTGAAGAAGACGAAAACCTCGCTATCTTGCTTGACTCCAATACCGCTCGTCGCGGACAACGGCATGCAGGGGATGTTATCACCATGGTTGCCTCATATGGCGATGGTTCAACAACCACGGCACGTAACGGGAAAATTACCAATGGTAGTCGCGGTAGCTCTGTTGCCAGTGCAGGACGACACAAATCCAAAGCGTATACCTTCGTATTTCAAGACTTCGATCGCACTCGCGCACGTTAATTCTAGGCGGTTATTCCGCCTTTTTTTATGGATATTAATCATGTTAATTAAACCGAAAGAAATTACGATCACCGATGCTGATCGTAAAGAGCACACCTTTATCATTAGCCGATTACCAGCAACGATTGGACGTGAAATTCTGGCGAAATACCCTTTATCGAATGCGCCTAAAATTGGCGACTATGAAGTCAGCAAAGAAGCCATGTTAAAGATGATGGCGTATGTTGCAGTCGAAAAAGAAGGACAAGAGATTTATCTGAAGACAAGCACCTTAATTGATAACCATGTGCCTGATGGTGAAGCCCTTATTCGTCTAGAACTGGAAATGTTGAAGTATAACACCAGTTTTTTCGGCAAAGACGGGAGCCAAGGTTTCCTCCAATTCCTGCTCAACAAAATCACCGGTTCACTCCCGTCGATTATAAAAACGCTGATGGCTTCTTTGCCGTCATCATCTCAGCCGGTTTCGCCACGCTCACCGAACTCAAAATGTCAATAGATTTAGAAGAGGCGTTTGATTTGTGGGAGATCGCAATTACCAATCGTTATAACGAAGCGCTGGCTTCATCGAAAGGATAACTCATATGGCCTTGCTAGATACCTTTGTTCAAGTATTCGAATTTGATACCAGCCAAGCCGATGATGCGTTTAATCGGGTGACTAAATCGACCGATGACATTATTGCTGAGATGAAAAAGGCGCAACAATCCGCAACTATCGGTGCGGATGGATTTACACAATTTATTCAAAATCTATCCGCACAATTGACAGAGTTATCGTCAAACTCAGTCGATATTCATGTTAATAGTGATACTTCTGGAGTTGCTGACAGTCTGATTGCGGAGATAGAACGCATTAAAGAAAGTGCGACGGACAACTCGCAATCAGTGAGTGATTTTATTCAAAGCGTGATTGCCAGCATTGAACAGTTATCAGCAGGGGAAGCGATAAATATTGAGGTTAAGGCGGGTGATACACAAGAAAAAATAGCCTCAGTCACCGCTAAAATTGATGAACTAAAGTCATCAATGAACTTGCTTGATATCCAACGTAACGAACTGTCACAAGGCATTAATGAAAGTAGTGTTTCATCTGAAACGCTCAATGCCCAATATCAACAGATGCAAGATGAGTTATCCCTTCTCAATAATGAATTGGTGTCGCTCACTGATGCAGAGAAAAAGAATCGTGAAGGTAAAGAGGTTATTGATGCCATTGTTACCGCATTAAATGCCGATTATACGCAATTTATTGAAACGATGCGGACAAAAGGCATAAAGACAGCAATTGACGAAGCTAAAGCCCAAGAACACCTACAAAAAGAACTTTCAGAAACTGGCTCTAAATATCAAGAAGCCGGAAGTTCTGTTGCAGGATTTGCGACAAAAGCACTTGGCGCTGTCGGTATTGTGATGAGTATTGGCAGTATTTTTGCCGAATCCGTTTCTCGTTCTCAAGAGATTGAAACGCTGGATAAGCTGGGTAAACAAATCGGCGTTGCGACTGCAGACGTTGATGCGTTTTCTGGTGCAATAGCTGAATTAGGCGGTTCTAGAGAATCCGCACAGGCTGATTTATCCGCGATGGCCAATGCGTTTGGTAACACTAAAGACTCAATGGAAAAAGTACTTCAGACAGCGGACAAAGTTCAAGGCATGAGCTTTGATAAAGCGAAGAAAACACTGGAGGGCATGGGGGTCTCGGACGAAAAAACCATTGAGTTAATGATGAAAGGGCGCAAGGAATTAGAGCGCACAATGGGTATTCAAAAAGAGTATTCAGGCATTAGTAAAGAGAGTATTGAAAGTTCGATTAAATTTAATAGTGCTATGGCGAAATTTCAACAGTCATCAGGGTTGTTGAAGAATAGCTTTTTAGAAATGGTGATCCCCGCTTTATCTAAAGGATTAGAGTGGTTAACAAAATTAGTCACTTTTTGTAAGGAAAACAAAAACATTGTAGTGGGATTTTTTACTGCTGTTGCAACTATATTGATGGGGAAATATATCCATGCAATGAAGTTGGCCAGTATTAGTACATGGACAACACTTTTCCCTATTATTGCCATCATCGCGGTTATTGCACTATTAGCTACCGCATTTGCGATTGTTTATGACGATATCATGAACTTTATCGACGGCAACGATTCGATGATTGGGCGTATTCTTGAAAAATACCCTCAGTTGAAAATTATCATTCTTGCATTATGGGAAACATTCAAAAAGCTCTTTGAATATCTAAAAGTTATCGTTGGTGTTGTGGCAGATATTGTTGTCGCTGGTTGGGAGCTAATGGCTTCAGGCTTAAAAGCTTATGTTAAGTTTCTCATTAATTGTATCTCTGTCATTGCAGGGTGGGGTAAGTCCTTTGCGGGTGTTTTTACTACGGTGACGGATGCCGTAGTGGGTGCGTTTGAATGGATGTGGGAGCAAGTCGAAAAAATCATTGGTTGGGTAAATACAGGGCTTGATGCAGTTAAAAATGGTTGGAAATCTGCTAAAGAGTTTTTCGGGTTCGGTGACGATGAAGAAATCACTGTCAATCAAAACGTAGAGCGAAAAGTCAATGATAATGGTGAGATTGAATATGCCATTCCTCAAGAAAAAAGCCAAACGACACAACAGCCACCGGTTAGACACTCTATCGCTCAAGCCAATGCACAGTTAGATGCGATAGCCAACAATGCGATGAACCCGATTACAAGCCAAGCTATTAGTAATCAATCCAATGTGAAGAATGAAAGTAACGTAAGTATTGGGGAAATCAAGGTTGAAACTCAAGCAACCGATGCACAAGGTGTCGCAAGTGGACTTAGCAATGCGCTACAAGATGAAATAGCTAATGTTAATCAACAACATTCTAGTGGCTTGGGAGGTTAAAGTGCTTACAGAAGTCAAAATCTTTGATTTAGAGTCGTTTTCTACACTGTTTGATAGTGTGAGTCCGATTCAAGTCAATGTGAGAGATGAACATAAGGCGACGCAATTTCAAGTTGAAAGTGGTGAAACTCGCAGTGATCATGTGATCATTAACCCCGTTGAGATTGGTATGGATTTGGTGTTAACGGGAGAGATGAAAAACATCTTTTCATCGATGCAACAAGTTTTTGATGAACACAAACTGGTTGGTATTCAAACTCGAGTAAAAACCTATCAGCCCATGTTATTGACGGGTTTTAATCATGATGAAATACCCGACATGATTGATGCCATAAAATTGCCACTACGGTTTGTTGAGTGGCGTACTGTTGAGCCTGAATACGGAGAACTTACCGCCTCGATCTACACAAAAGCCAACGCAGTCATCAACGGTAAATCGAGGAAATGTACAAACTAAAGACGCGGATACTGAGACTAAGAAAAAAGGCTCTGTTGCAACGCGTATTGCAGATGGTGATTGGAGCTTCTAATGAAAGTCATACCTTTAAAAGCTATTCCAAACCAACGCTTATCCGTCAATTTAGAAGGAGTTAATTGGACGCTAACAATAAAAGCCGGTCGCCATGCGATGTATCTTGATATTGAACGAGAAAGTGAGGTTATCGCAGTGGGAATGCGTGCGGTGGCAAACACACCTATCATTCCTTATCGCTACCTGACTGATGGTACAAATTTAGCGTTTATAACAGAAAATGATGATCTGCCCTGGTATGAATCATTTGATAGAACCCAATCATTAATTATTTGGAGTGATGATGGACTTACGACGAATACGGGTGGGGATTGAAGTTGCAGAACGACTGCAGTGGTATGAAGGATTGCGTATTAAAGCTAACGGCACCAAGTACGCAAACCCCTTACAAAATGAATGCACAGTTAGCATTGATGGATTAAATGCCCACACTCGAGATTATCTTCTCACTGAAACCAGCCCTTATCATAAAAGCAAACAAACTCGCCGTCTTTACCTTGAAGTAGGGCGCGTTAATACGGGATTATTTCGTATCTTTACCGGTGATATTGTCAGTGCAGAAATTGCCTCGCCTCCCGATGTGACACTAACCATTAAAGCTAAAACTAATAACGCCAGCTCAGGTGATATTGTTTCTTCTAGTGGTGGCGCCATGCAGAAAATGAGCGAGATAGCTTCATCGGTGGCGAAGGATTGCAAGGTTAGATTGGACTTTCAAGCTACCGATAAAAATATTGCCAACTGGTATTTTTGCGGTTCCGCATTACAGCAAGTACAACGACTGCAGGAAGCGGGAAACGTTAAAGCGTTTATTGATGATGATACGTTGTTTGTAAAAGATGATAACCAAGCCTTAAAAGGGCGCTTGCGTATTCTTAGCATGAAATCAGGCATGGTGGGTATACCCAAAGCCACCGAAAAAGGGTTGTCCGTTACCTACTTAGTTGATGGCGCTTCAGAACTAGGGGGAATGCTACGACTCGAGAGTAAATTCAATTCTGCACTTAATGGTGACTATATCATTGAACAACTGAAATTCGATGTTGCGTCACATGATGATCCTTTCTTTTATCAGGCTACCTGTAAACGAGCATAACCATGAATAAACCCAATACTGATATTGCCAGTAATGGTTCGCTGGCAGGTGCGCTATCGTCTGCATTTCGTAACCTGATGATGAATACAGAGGATATGCTTCCTGCAACAGTGGTCAGTTATGACGATAAAACCAATCGTGCTGTTATCAAACCACTGGTGATGATGGTAACAACGGAAGGTGAAACAGTCGGGCGAGTGCCATTGGCCAACATTCCCGTTTTTAGATTTGGGGGAGGTGGTTTCTTTATTCGCGCACCGATTAAACCGGGTGATTTTGGTTGGATAAAAGCCAATGACAGAGATATTAGCCTGATATTTCAGCGCGGAGGGTTGGAGGATCAACCTAATACCGCACGCCTCCATTCATTCAGTGATGCGATGTTTTTCCCTGACACTATTAAAGGTTGGGTCATTGATGGAAAGAATATTGATGCTTTGGTGATCCAATCAATGGATGGTTCGGTTTGTTTCTCTCTGCATAACGATAAAGTCGTATTAGAAACGCCAAAATATGAAGTCAATGCCCCCGAAACGATATTTACTGGCAACGTCACAGTGAACGGTAATTACGCGGTAAATGGTAATAGTGATTCACAAGGGGGAACCATGCGACATAACGGAAAAGATATCGGTTCTACGCATCAACATAGCGGTGTTGAGATCGGTCATGGAAATACAGGAGCGCCTCTGTGAGAACATTTTCAATCGATAAAAATAATGATCTCTTTATCGGCCCTGATGGAAACCTCCAATTCAGCGAAAAAGATGATGCGGTTAAAAACCTTTGTCAGCATTTTGCCAAGGCCGTGCGGGGTGAAATGTTACATAAAAAAGATAAAGGTATTCCGTTCTGGCCAACAACCTTTGGTCGTCAAGCTGATGTCCCGATGTTTGAAACGGTGTTTAGGCAACGTATGAGCGAAATTGAAGAGGTGGTTGAAGTGACTCATTTTAGCGCCACAGTGGAAAACGGCGAATTGAAGTATCAAGCGACAATTCGCACGATATACGGAGGGTTTACATTGAATGGCTGATTATCGTTATATCAATAATAAAGGCGTTATTCTTCCCGACACGGCCACAATACGTGATGAAGTTGAAAGCGAGTTTCGTGCGGTGTTTGGTCAATCTATTAACCTTGCCCCTGAAACACCACAAGGGGCATTGGCGACGATGGAAGTTGAAAACCGTGATGCAATGGTGAGAAATAATGCCGAGTTAGCAAATCAAATCAATCCCGATATTGCCGGTGGTGTTTTTCTTGATGCAATATGGGCGCTAATGGGTGGCCAACGTATTAATGCCACTCACTCTTATCTTTCCAGCGTTGAATTTAGTGGCGTACCTGGCACGATTATTCCCAAAAATTCACTCGCATCCAGTGTTGCCGGTGCCATATTCGAAACAGTTTCACCCTTGATTATTGATAATACCGGCAAAGCAACGGGGGATATGAGGGCGGTTGAATATGGCCCTGTTGAATGCGGAGCCGGCCAACTTAATTCGGTTGCTAGCTCAGTATTAGGTTGGGAAAAAGTTAATAATCCCACTCATGCTGTTGTTGGCCGTTATGCTGAATCTGATATCAAAGCAAGGCGACGACGTAAACAAACACTGGCTAAAAATACTGTCAGTGTTGCAGAAGCGATCACGTCTTCACTGTATGAGCTAGAGGGCGTTAACTCACTTTCTTTTCGAGAGAACTACACTGATGCGGTGCTCACTATTGATGGAATTTCTCTGTTACCTCATAGCATTTATGTCTGTGTTGAAGGGGGCGACAGTAATGAAATTGCTAAATCATTACTGAGAACAAAAACTATTGGATCGGCTTTTAATGGCGAGATAGAAATTGGTGTTGTAGAGCCGGTGAGTGGACAAGAATACCAAGTGAAATTTTCACGCCCTAAAGAGATCACCGTTTTTTGTCGAGTGACAGTTAAAAAATCGTCTGTTGATGCGCAAACTATTATCCCTAGTGCCATAGAACAATGGACGCGCGGAGAGCTAGACGGCGATAACGGTTTGATTGTTGGACGTGAAGTATCGCCTTTTGAGATAGCTTCAGCGGTAAATACTGTTGAGCCTCGTTTATTTGTCACTAAAGTTGAATTGTCACTGGACGGGAAAGTGTGGAATGTTGCGTTAATTCCGATTGCCATTAATCAAATCGCACGCTTGCAACGGGGTGCTGTGCAAGTGGTGATTGTATGAACGTTCAACAATTTGAGTTTCATTCCGACTTATTAAAAGCGATCCTTTGGCAGTATGAATATGCCGAAAACTTGAAGAAAATCGCCCAGTTTAAAGCCTCTCATGTTGAAAAATCGATGGTGTCATTTTGGCAAAACTGGTACCGAGATGTGTTTAATATCGATACGGCGAATGACTTTGGGTTGTCGATTTGGTCACGCATTCTGGATGTGCCGTTAGGTATTGATATTCCACCGAGCGATAAAAATAAAGTCGGGTTTGGTTTTGGCAAAAAGAAAGCCAATTTTAAATCTAATTTCCGACGTAATGCGGATTACACCTTGTCACTGACTGTTGATCAAAAACGTATGTTAGTACGAATGCGCTATTTTAATCTGACACAAAGCCCCACGGTCACCAATATTAACGAGTTTTTAAAACGTTTCTTTTGGCGTGATGACAGCAAAGTCTTTGTCCTTGATCCGCTAGACATGACTTATATGTATTACGTCTTTAACTTCAACCCTGACGAACGTCTACGTGTTCTTCTCGAAAACTTCGACTTAATGCCACGCCCTTCGGGTGTTGGCGTCAAATATCGCATTGTGACCAAAAAAGCCTTTGGCGTTGGTCAGCATCGTAAAAACTTCTTAGGCAGTAACTTCGGAGCATAATTCCTATGACAACTATTTTTAAAACCCCCTTTGCAACACAAGGGGATAAGGTTTCTATACCCGTAGAAATACAACCAGACGGCTCAGTGTCTTATACACAAGGCTATGGTTACGACTATGAACGTGACCAAGTCACAGATCCTGCTGCGAAAGATATTGAACGTGAAAAAATGAACGGGATATTTCACGATATCACGGAAGCGATTGGTGAAATCCAATCTTTTGGTTTTCCAAAATGGGATGAAGCCGGTAAGCCGTATGCGATACGCGCTATTGTCTATCATAAAAATAAAGTCTGGCAGTCTAAAGTTGAGAATAACAATATTGAGCCGGTTGCCGGTAATGCATGGGCAGAGTTAAAAGCGGATGCTACAGCAGGAGAAGTGGGCGCATATTCAAAAGGGGAATCCGATCAACGCTTTCAACCATTAGGTAATTACACACCATCTGGTTATAGCTACTCAAAGGCAGAAACCGACAACAAATATCAGCCAAAGGGTAATTATGCGCCAGCGGGGAACTACGCAAACAAAGGCGATAGTTATACCAAAACGGAAAGTGATGGGCGATATCAAGCAAAAGGAAACTATCAGCCGTCAGGTGATTATGCGACCAACACAGCGCTAAACAGTGGGCTTAATAATAAATTTGATAAAAGTAATGTAACTCAAAGTACAGGAACATCCACCGTTCATGTTATGAGCCAAAAGGCTTCTACGGATGCTTTTCAGCCTAAAGGAAGTTATCAGCCTTCAGGCAATTATGCATTAGTGGGTGCTTCATATACGAAGACCGAATCGGATGGCCGATATCAAGCTAAAGGGAGTTATGCGACAGCTGGAAGTAGCTACACAAAAGCAGAAAGTGACGGGCGTTATCAAGGTAAGGGAAATTACCAACCTGCGGGCAATTATGCGCTAGTAGGAGCATCGTATACAAAGACAGAATCTGATGGTAAATATCAACTGAAAGGCAATTATCAAGCTTCTGGTTATAGTTATTCAAAAACAGAAACTGACACCAAGTATCAGCCTAAAGGGAATTATGCAACAGCAGGAAGTAGTTACACAAAAGCGGAAAGTGATGGGCGTTATCAGAAAAAAGGGACAGGACAAAGTTTTAGAAAAATATGGTCTGGAAATAGTTGGTCAACAGGTGGTTCAATCACTGTATCAGAAGATGTGAGAGGAAAAACGATTTACATTAAAGGGAATGGAAATCGTTATCTTGGAGGTGGAGGACAAGTTCCAAATCAAATTAATGTCGGTATTGTCATAAATTGGTATAAAGAGTTTCATCTTTTTGTTGTAACATCTTCAGATGGAAAAACTTTGCGTTGTGACGATACGTCATGGGGAATAGTTGAAGTGTGGATTCAAGACTAAAAACCATTAAATTTAGTATGGGTTTTATGTTATACGGACACTCTATCGGTGTCCGTTATTGATAATTATAAATTAAGTAATTTACTTTTTTGTTCTTTGAACTCTTCTTCCGTCAGTACACCACTTTCTTTTAATTTACCCAATTTTTCTAATTTAGATAACAGATCATCACCACCACTATTATTAGAAGGTTGTTGTGATGAGTTGTTTTTTGTAGATAGGATAATATCAACTAGTGGCTGTACTGAATTTTTTTGTAGTGTACCAACTTCATAAATAGTACCAGGAGTATTTATTTTTATTTTGCCTCCAGCCAATCCAGAAGATGAATCAATTGAAGTAATTGCATCATAATTTACGGAAGATGAATCAATTTTTTTATGGAAAAGGCCACTCTTTTTATGTAGAAAAATAACTCGTTTGTTTGTAGGAATGATCAACCAAATATTAGATTTTACGAGCCCGCTATTAACACATAAAACAGTTTCACCATTATTTAATAATTCAGGTAGTCTAGTGAAAATATCAAAAACACCCATTGTTGATTTATAGCTTGTTAATGCTGTAAGTCTATCAAATTCTTCTTTTAATTGTTTTTTATCGCACTGTTTTAAGTCCATTATAATCTCTCTTTTTATCTATATACTAAAGAAAATTTAATTAAAATAGATACTAACAAACTCATTAGTAACAAGCGAGAAAGATGATTTCAAATAACTAAAACTACATAAGATTCTTTATGTTTTTTGATGTCGGTACCATATTTTGATGATTGAAATGCACTTTCAACTTCTCAAACAAATCCCTTGCTACATCCTCCGTCATATACGTCCTCATTGGCTCCCGTCTAACATCTTTCATTTTAAACGTGCTTTCATCAAACATTGGATCAGAAAAGATAATATCCATAAACAGATAGCCATAAGGGTTATCTGCAGATAAACGAGCCTCTTCTAACTGAGCAATATATTCAGCATTATTGATTTCAAGTTTAATCAT